GAAGCAAGCCAGAGGAATGAAAAAGTTTAAACTTAGAGAAGCATTTAGAAGAGCAAAAGAGGAAGGTGTTAGAGCCTTCGTTGATAGATCAGGTAATATCAGAAGAGGTATGTTAAAAGTCCTAGGTGATGAAGGCTACCGAATCATGCAGAAGGCCTACCTCTCGAAAGGTTCTTCAGCACTTGCAGCTAGAATGTTGAAGCAACTGAGGGATGAAGTCTATGGCGGTTTAAGTAAGAAGGAAAGGGAGATATTAGATAATCTTATACTGGCTATAAGAATGATTGCAATTGCCAAGTATAAACCACCTGGAAAGTTTAAGTTTCCAAAAGGTCTAGGACCGACTGAGTCAATTGCGTATAGTGAACTATTTCCTTATATCGAGAAAATATCACCTGAGAGGGCTGCAGTAATAAGAGAACGTGCTAGAGCCTATTTCGAGTGGATGAAGAAACCACTCAAAGACATGCTTGATGCAGGATTGATTAGTAAACAGGAGTATAATGATCTTATTGTGCATAACTATCGTAGAATCAAGCTGATAGATTTGCTCGATGTAAGGTACAAGGCTAAAGTAGGTAAGAAGAAAAGAACTGTTTATGACTCTGGTATAGAAGCCTTAGCAAAAGGCAGGGATACCGACATCTACGAGCCGTCATCAGAGGTAATGGCGCTTGAAGTGTTTAATAGAGCTTATGGAAGAATCTTGAATAATGAAGCCAACAGAGCGTTGCTTGAGTTAGCCAGAAAAGACCCAGAAAATCCATTTGCGAGAGTTAAGGAAAAGAAAGGGGACAAAATTCCTAGTGGTTGGTCCCGAATCTATGTATTTGAAAATGGTGAGAGAAAGCCACTTTATATTTCACCTGAAATGGCAAAAGAATGGATTATTAGCAACCCAGAGATGTCTTATAGGTTGAGTCAGTTGATTAGATGGTTAAGTGGATCTGCATTGTTAAGAACCTTTGCAACTGGCATTAACTGGGGATTTGCCCTTGCTAACTTACCAAGGGACATAATGCATGCCTGGTTTGCAGCCAGAGTTTTTGAGAGTGGAAAGTGGAAGCCTGTTTACAGTCCACACTTTCCAGTCTATGGACTACAGATGGGTCGTGATCTTATTACAGTGTTTAGGGATGCTCTGTTAAGAAAAGGTCGTTATGATGAGTATATAAAGGAAGGAGGTGGGATGGAATTCTTGGTCCACCAAGGTAGGTTACTTAGAAGAGGTAGGCGTATAGAAAGTCCGCTAGACAAAGTTCAAGATTTCCTTGGCTATCTTGGTGAGACAAGTGAAGTGTTGACTAGGTTAGCGATTCGTGAGAGAGTTATCCGTAGGAAAGCAAGGGAGCTAGGAACAAGCATTGAGGAAGCAAGGAAGTTAGAAGATGTAACTAAAGAAGCTACTTTTGCAGCTAGAAATTATATGGACTTCGGCCAAGGTGGTGGTGTTGCGAAGGCTGTGGATAATGCTATTCCATATCTTAATGCAGCAATCCAAGGTACAAGAGGAATGCTGAGGTCGCTTAAAGACAATCCATTTCTTGGAATGTACAAGATAGCTCAGTTCGCTTCAGCAGTTGTCGGTCTTTACATTGCTGCAAAGCAGATGGCTCCTCAAACAATGAAATCGTTGCAAGGGTCGATAGATATGGAGAACAACCTTTGCATACCACTTGGAGATGACTTTTCATTTATTGATAGTAGAGGACAACGCAGATACATTTACATCAAGATTCCTCTTGATCCTTCACAAAAATTTTTCAAGACGTTCTTCGAAGCTGCAACCGATAAATGGTTGGGAAATGAAGTTGATGTAGATAGGGTTGTTGATTCACTTAAGCAAATGAGCCCTGTTAGTGTCACTGATTTGCCACCCACTGTGAGTGGAGTGATTGGCTATGTCACGAACAAAGATTTTTGGTTAAATGAAGATATATGGAGACGGACTGAGAGACCTTTTGGCTGGCCGAAGAGCAAGGAAGAGTACATCCCAGGAGAGACACCACAAGTTTACATTGATATAGGTAAAGTAACTGGCCTTTCACCTGAAAGGACCAGGTATGCGGTTGAAGAACTGGTGACAAGTGGAACTGTTTGGTCTTATTTACTTGGTGAAGGTTATGAAAAGGCCTTTGGTGACCTACCTGATAGTGATAAACAGGAACATATTGCAGAAGTTTTGGCCAGAATGCCTGTAATCAAAAGATTTATTGGTATAACTAATCCGTATTCACAGTTTGGAGCTAAAATAGAAAAGGCTGAAGAGAAGGAGGAGCTTGAAAGGTGGATCCAGAATAGAGGTCTAGAGCTAAGAGTTGAAGGTTATTTGTTTGACGGTAACTATTCAAGGAAAGATGTTGTTGACTACATCAAGCAATTTAAGGATAAAGATGTAAGAGAGAGATTGCTCGACAGATTCAAGTTTATGGAGAGAACAAAAGATCTGCAGAATAGGTCCTTCTGGCTTAGTCTAAAGGGACTGTCTCCAGAAGCAAGGGCAAGAGTTTATGTAGATAGATTAAAGAGTGCCTCTGAGGATGAGAGGAAACAGTTAAGAGAAGAGCTCAAGACGGTAATACTTGCAGGTGGAGTTGTCACTCCTGACTTCCGTCGTGAAGTGAGTCGTCTTCTTCATGAGAAATAGATTGTTTATTTTTTGAACGATCTTCCCAACCAAGCACATGGATAATAGATTCCATCCCAGGTTTTCTTACCACTTTTATATATCGTGAGGTTTCGAGAGTGCTCAGAACTCGGTCCATTGTTAGTTTGTCCATGTTAGTTTCAAATTGCCTAGCGAACTGCCACATAGGAATGTCAGGTGTGAGTGAGTTTTCAAAGAAAACTATTGCGTCATTCAAAAGGCTTGATATGTCACTCTTTCCGATACCTCTAAAAACAAGTCCCATTGTTTGTTCTACCTCGGTCAACAACTTTGAGGCCCTTTCTAGATCTACACTATCCAATATCATACTGTTCCCTCTGCTAGCACTACATACCATTGCTAAAGATATCAAGTGATTCCTGCGTCTTCCACAGTACCCGTCAAAACGCTTGTCATGAAAAGGTGGGTTTTTCTCTGCCTCAATGCACCACTCGGTGTAGCCAGATATGAAGTCATCTGTCATTGTAAAGGCTCCACTTAGCAAGGCTACTTGTTCCAGGTCGTGAACAAGTGCTTGTTGTAACTTTATTTCCTTTTCTGAAACAGTAGGTATTATCACCAGTTTTTCCTTCTTATCTGCATATACAAAGATTATGCGTGACGTAAGGCCTCCACCGATGGCTTCCAACGGAAGTGAACTTTGCAGACTGTCTGGAGTAGTGCCTGCTAACAAGTTCACCCACACACCTACGATTTCTTCCTTATCACGACTAACAGTGTCATAGACCCACCTATTGTGACAGTCATACCAATCGCAAAGGGCTGCCATTAGTTCTTTGTTATGATAACCAAGGAATACAGTAAACTCATTTGAAAATATAGTCATTGATGAATGGTAGTATTGCTTGCCTGTAGTCATGTCTATGTCGGTCAAGTTAGTTTCCCTCATCCTTTTTATAAGGGCTTGCAATGAAGTTGCTTGGGCAGATAGGCGAATGTTAGGTATTTGCTCTAGTATATCATAAGCATATTTCATTGCAGTTCCTTTGCCGGTGGCAGAGGGACCTACTAGAACGATGTAAAAGTTAGGATATATCGTGAGTGAGATTCCAAGATTAACATAAGTCTTCCGCTGCAGTGCTGCAGCAATAGCTGAAATGGCAACCCACTTTCTAAATAGTGTAGGTGGTTCAGACTCTTCAGTAAGTTTCATAAAAGCATCTATCCAGTCAGGCAAGATTCGTTCGTCAGACATTCTGGTTCCTCGCTATTCAGACGTAGTGCAGAGTTCGTAATAGATCTTCCTCAATAAGTCAGCGAGCTTGCCTATGTCGGTAGGGATTTCTTTGCTTTTTAATTCCTTCATCTCTTCTTTACACATATTGAAGCCAATTGATAGATCGGCAGGTGTCTTTATTTCTCTATCGTGCCAATAAAGAGGTTGTTCAAGCGACTCTTTTATTAAAAGTAACATTCTAGCATGTTCTTCCCAAGGAATTGAAAGTGGTATTTGAAACACTATTGCGTCATGTATTTGAGTTAATAGCTCGATTGGTTTGAAGAGGTGTTGATTGTAATAAACGTATTCAACTCCATGTTCGTTAATCTTGTCTGCAGTTGTACTTTGAGGTAAATGCGCATAGGCTTCACGATAGGTATTTTCGCAGGCACTTTTAGGAACATTAGGAGGCGAAGGGATAATAGGACCGAGGAACAATCTTCGACGACCCATTAGGTTTGTGACAATTCTATTTTTCTTAAGCATGTTTTGAATCACTTGGTGATAACCGTTTCTTATTTGTGGATAGCCTTTGTGGACCTTTTCTAAGACATACTTGGCTTCGCTTTCAGGCATCTCATTAGTGAGTGCAAATGTCTTATAACCAACACTATAGTTGATAGCATGATTGCTATTTCCAGTAACACTTATTAGTCCATGTTCTCTACATAGAAAGTACCCAGATGGCATAGTTGGACAGTAGATTTTTCCTGACCTAAATCTTTTTTGTCTGTTTATAGCATGGGTTGCTGGTGATGCTGAGTCTCTTATGGTAAGTCTGTACAATATCTTTTTTCCAAAACTACTAGTAACAGAATTATCTTGGTGAGATATGATAGCGGCCTTATTGCATAAGTGTGCTATTGTCTGAATCCATATAGCATTTACTAGATCAGTAGTAAAATATTGCTTTCTGGCTCTGTCTGTGTATCCGTCCCAATGAAGTAGTTCATCTAAAATAATTCTCAAGGATTCTTGACCTAACTCAAGTAACCACGGTCCAAATGATTTAGACCTTCCCATGACCATTCTTATGAACTTACACACACTGTTTTTAGCCGATACATTGATGGTTTTAGTGCCACTATAAGCAAATCCACCTTTGTCAAGGATATACTTTAATCTATTTATCTTACGTTCCTTTGTTAAATTGAATTGAATAGAGTTACCACTCCAATGACCATCAGCTTGGAAAGCTACCATTAACATCAGTACGTACTTGTTGAGTGTTATACCTCCATTATAGATTCCAGATAGTGGTGCTTTGTACTTTCCGCTTTTTGGATAGTTATTAATTGTTTTGTCTATTACTCTTCCATCCTCATATACCAAAGGCATTTTGTGTTCTGGTGTAGCTTCCTGGTAGATTCTTTGGTTATATATGATGACAGACTCACCCTCGAAGTCGTCTACATACCAATCTGTTGGGTACTCAAATGATATAGTTCCATCCACATGCCACTGAGCTATTTTGCATTTAGTTTTGTATGCCTCTGATATATCAATCCAGCCAGATTCAGACAGGACCTGGCAGTTACTAAATTTACACTTCTTACCCCAATAACGCTCACTTTGTCGTCCATCACCGAGTAAGGAAGAACCATCTTTTGAGGAGATCTGATCGTAAGGCTTGTCAAAGATTATTGAGGCAGTCAGACGATGCAAGTCAATGCCTTGTTCAAAGGCCTCTATCTGCGATACAACTCCACCGACATAGGCTACGATTCGGTTCTCTATCTGTGACAAGTCCATGCTGTAGAGTATGTAACCTTCATCGGCAAGGAAGAAACGCAACAGATCATGTGGCCAATTCTGTTGATTCCCTCCTGTGCCAAAGATTGTTTCACCACTAGAGATTCTTCCAGTTTCAGCGCCCACTGGTTTGTATGATGAGCGATAACGTCCGTCTTGGTCAACCTTTCCAATGTTAAGATAGGTAGATATACGCTTTGAAAGTGATCGAATATCTAACATCAACCGTGCAGCTTTGCTGCCAGGTCCTCCGCTGCGGTAGATTCGCTTGAGTGCGTCGATGTCAGTTGTTTTTTTACCTGTCTTGCGATTTACGTAAGGTCGGAGACCTAGCTCTTCATAAAAATAATGTTTTAGTTGTTCTGGTGAGTTATAGTTTATCTCATGACCTACTTCACGATTCAGCTCCTCTGCAAGTTTGTCTAGCTCAGCTTGTTGTTGTTCCTTGTATCCCATCATTCCTTCAACATCGATCCTTATTCCACGTTCGCTCATGTAGATGAGTGGTTCGATCAACCTTCGTTGACGCTCGTAGGTTTCCTCATTTATTTGTTTAGCAAGAATTTGCAGTTGCTTAGGAATAGCTTCGACAGGCACTATCGCATCCATCCCATTGTAAGTCCACCATTCTTCCCAAGAACCAGTTCCCATCTTCATCCACTGTTTTCCGTCGTCTTTGTAGTATGGGACATCGGTGTGCATTGTAGTTACGAAGTCAAGGCCTGCAGGGAAATCTGGGAAGGCGATTTTTTGAGCAATCTGTGTGCAATGGATATTGCCTCGAGGGCGGATTCCATACTTACGGAACAGGAATTGGAGATCAAAGATGAAGTTAGCACCTACTTTTGATATTCTTTCTTCTTGAATAATCTTTGCAATCAAAAGCATTATTTCATACTCTTGTTCAGGTGTAAAGTAATCACCCTGTTGGTAGCGGAAAGGAATAGACATTGACTGTGTATCAGACCAAGCAAAGGATATACAATCTAGCTCACCATTTATAACTTCGATATCGATTCCTATTGTTTGACCCCTCAGACCAATCTCGTAGCAATGGTTGAGAGTGGCAATCACCTCGTCAAACGAGGGTTTGATGGTTACGTTTCTTTCCTTGCGCTCTATCCATGAAAACTCACTCTCATATTTCGCTTTTAGCAAATCTTCACAAATGAGTGGTTTGTTTAAAAAGTTAAACTTAGGAGGTATGAACGTGGCTGGATGGAATGTAGGAACTACTTTCAAGCCAGGTACAATTGTAGATTCGATAACTGAGCCTCTCCACTTAGTTATACCTGCTCGGTTAGCTAGTGCAAGTAAAGCGATGTTGCCACAGGCTACAACGACGTTTAGGTTAGGTAGTGACTTTAGTTCGTCGGCTAATTCCTGGATATATTGATAACCCTGTTCAGATATTTTCCACTTGCCACGAGAATCTATGTCAATATAATGCTTGAGTGGTGCATCTAGATCCTTGATGACATTAGTTATGTAAATGTTAGAGCGCTGAATTCTGGTCATTGCAAGACATTCGTCAAGGCCTCGACCTGCAGGACCAATGAAAGGCTTGCGGTATTTTACTTCCTGGAACCCAGGTTGTTCACCTACTATCGCCAACTTAGCGTTGCGATCTCCAGAAGGTGGTACGAAGGTTCTTTTCATAAATACCTCCAATGGTTTGTTTAATTTTTAAACAATCTGTCAATCTTCACAAGGAATGAATCTTTGTAGGATTTACCTAGCTCGAAACCAACAGCTGACATTCCAAGTTGATGGGCACTTATCAAGCCATTCCCTGAACCAAGAAAAGGGATGAGTACATGAGAGCCTGGAGGTGCAAAGGTTTCGTAAATGTCAGTTGTCAGTTCGATAGGTCGTTCAGTTTCGTGGACCTTCTGGTTTGGCGGGACAGGTGAATATTGGAAGACGTTTGACCTGCCTGGCTTGTTAAGTGTCGGACGACCTTTCCAGGCATAGAAAAACATCTCATATGAATTTGCTAGTTTGATCTCAGGCCTTTTTGATTGTCCAGTTGGTTTCACCCAGATGCCACACATTCTAGTGGTTTCAAAACCTGCGTTCTGCAGCTCTTTGTAAACAACTTCGAACCATGGTTCAGGTGCGAACCAGCAGATGAGCCAACTGTGAGGTGTCATTACTCGGTAGCATTCTTTGAAGAGTTTTGAGAGAAATTCTTGATATTTATCAGAAGGTATTTCGTTGTAACTAGTTGTTGAATATTGAGATACACCTTCTGATTTTTTTACATTCTTCAAGTCGATTGCATAAGGAGGGTCAATCTCTACTAGGTGAATAGTTTCATCAGGGATATCCTTCACTCCAACGAAGAAGTCCTTCAAAATGAAACATCTGGCAAGTTGTTGCAGAGTTGTGTTAGAGCGTTGTTTCTCTATCTTTTGTGCAATGGTTTGTTTTAAGAGTTCCTCGTCGAGTTTCTTTAGAACCTTTGTTGCATCACTTTGGGTTTTGCACTTTTCAAACAACTCTGGAAACACTTCCATTGCCTCAGCACGTTTAATGGCTTGAGAGACAGATGCCTTAGAAACACCTCCGATTAAAGCACCTGTGTCTTCAACTGACCAACCAACATTACCTGGACCTGGAGCTTTGACACCATGCAACTGCTGTTGCAATCTATGGATTTCAAGTGTTAGTTTATCAAGCTCATACCATTCCATGTCTTTGCGGAAGAAATTCTCAGATTTTTCGATAACTTTCATCTCAATTTCTGAGAGTTCCCTGTCATAAATACGAACTGGAACCTCGCTAACATTGTTTCTTTGTAGCACTGTCAACCTACGCTCACCAGCTAAGAGTGTGTAAGTTCCGTCTCCGTTGTCTTTGACTGCAAGTGGAGAGATTAAACCACTTTCCTTCATATTCTCTTCGAGCGAATCGAGGTCACCCATCTCTTCACGTGCACGTTTCCCGACAGTTATTGAACTAAGTGGGACCATTCCTACTTTTCCAACCTTGATAGACATAGTTAGTTACCTCCCAAGATTTCAAGAAGTTTAGCTGCCTGTTCAGATGAAAGGCTTAGTTTCTTTTCCTTTTTCTTGCTAGTTGTCTTTTTTGGTTTTCTGACAGGTATTCGACGTGATAAGCGGATTTGACGTAATAGTTCAAGTGCTTCATCAATAGACATTTCAGAGATTGAAGTGTAATCAAGGTCATCTAAATTAGCCATTTTCTTCCTCCTTTGAAATATCTGCTCTGTGTAGCGAAGGTAGAACTTTCCTAGGTTTTATCTTTCCACTGATTATCATTCCTATAGCAACACCTCCATAATCTTCGATTAAGTCAAGAACGTCATCCAAGATGACGCTGAACAGTGCTCGGCGCAGACCATAGGTTTCCAATAGTCGATCGGCACGTTCCTTTTGCTCTGGAGTTATTTCAAATGAAAAGCGTGGGATGTAGTTGTCACGAGACATCTTTAAAACCTCCGATTATGAGGATGAGTTAGATATTTCCTTAAAAAAGGAAAGTCATTTGCCCTTGCTATCTTTCCACACTTCCTACAACGAGAAGCTCCAAGGATTACTCCCCATCTGTTGATGGGACGCCACTGGTGTTGGCAGGAATGTGTGGTAGAATATAGTTCACTTTTTTGCGTAGTCATTGACATTTTGAGATCTCCAAATAGTTTGTTTAAATTTTAAACAATCTTACCATTTCGTGGTAGGATCGATTACTTCCTCCTTCACATTGTCAGTGTAATGTATTAAATCTTTCAATAAAGAAGTTATCTCACACTTCAGGTTTGTAGTGGGTTTATAACCTAAATCTTTTAGCTTGTGATGAACTGGTAGATAATAATGTTCCTCCATCTCTTTTCGTGGATTTTCTATATGAAGAACTTCGGCGGATAGGCCTAGTTCAGAGGCGCATTCTTTTACAATTATGGCTAGTTCATCTACTGAACAAGTCATAGCAAATTGATTTAGAGTTCTGTATTCACCTTGTTTAGGAGGATTTTCCAAAGCTATCGTCAAGCAAGTTATCGAATCCTTAAGAGTCAAGAACCCTCTGGTTTGGCCACCTTTTCCGTAAGGTGTAATAGGATGTCCTATCAATGCCTGAACACAGAAGCGATTGATCACTGTCCCGAAATACTCATCATAATCAAAGCGAGTTATTTCTACGTCTTCAGATGTAGGCATCAATCCGAATACCACGCCTTGCATTATGTCAGTTGAGCGCAACCCCCAGTTGCGACAAGCAAACTCGATATTGTGAGTGTCGTGGACCTTTGAAAGGTGATACCATGAGCCAGCAGTTCGAGGAAATAACAAGTCGGCCATTGGACAGGTTCGTGAATCTTCTATACGTATAATCTTGCCTGGTTTTAACTCTTCAAGGCAAGTGTAAGGTATATATCCCTCAGGTATTATACAAGGAGGTGTTCCATATTCTCCCATTGTTCCTAGTTTTATCAAATGAGCTTCGGGGCAAGCTTCTTTTATAGCCCATAGTAAGTGGAGCGTTCCGATGACGTTTTCTTTTTGTGTCTCAGTTGCGTGTTGTACGCTTTTCATAGACCAAGGTGCAGAAGGTTGTTCTGCAAGATGGATGATGGTGTCAGGTTTGAAGACGCTTAGGATACCTCTTATAAACCCAGGTGAATCGAAACCGAGGGATAGGTCAACTTGGTCGGCAAAGTTTTTGAACGTTTTTAGGTATAACTTTCTTTCCCACGCGGAAGCTATTGGCGTCAGCGAGTCGCTGCCGACTTCGCTTACTCGTCTTCTGCGTGACTTGTCGTCGATTCCGAAGACAGTGTAGCCACGTTTTAAGAGGTGGATAGTTAAAGGGTAACCTATGTAGCCATCGTTTCCTAAGACTAGAACTTTGTGGCTTGAGCTCATAAATCAAACCTCCTTATGACTATGTCTGAGTTGTTGGCCAGCAATTCTGTGTGAGGGTCGTAGAATTTTGTATCTTCTACAACGATTTCTATAATACCTGCGTTAATGAGAGTGCCGAAGCACTTCTGACATGGTATCACAGAGTTCATATAAAGAGTAGTGCCAACAGTTTGGACACCAAGTCTTGCAGCATTAGAAACTGCGTTTTCCTCTGCATGTTGCGCTATACAGTATTGTATGCCTTCACCGCTTTTGTAACCCAACAACTCACGTGGGCAGGTTGTGGCGATTACTTTTGGAGGGTAGATTTGAGACAGGTTAGAGAGTGTTTTGTCTTTCATGAATCTGTCGTGACCACAATGAGGGATTCCTCTAGGTGGTCCATTATAACCAGTTGATACAATACTCTTGTCACGCACAAGGAGTGCACCTATCTTTTGTGACAGGCACGGAGATTTCCTTGCGATGGTTTTGCAGATTTCATAAAAATATTTATCCCAACTCTTTGGTGCGTTCTTCATAGCGTATGTTCTCCATTTCAGTGTTTAGTAGTAATCCTATGTCCATTAACGTAGCATGAATTGCTGCTACAAGGTCTGAAGAGGCAGTCTTTTGATCTGACTGCCTCTCGACTGCTCTTTCAATTATTAAGTTAGATATCTCCTTTTCGTCCATATAGAAAGTCCCTGTCATTCATGTCGACTAATAACGCATCGAGTAAGAAAGTGAAGTTTCTTAAGTCAGTAATCTTCTTCCTCCACTGCGTTATAGAATGTTTCCATGGTTCTGCTGCCATATCACAGATTGATGTATAATGCTTAGTCATCATTCCTACAAGTGCAGAGGTTGGCTGGATGTTTTGTGCGAAGGCGGCTCGGTAGAATTGTTGGAGGCGGTCATCGCCACTTTCTGGTGAATATTCTTTTGCTTTCCTTAACAAGACCTTCTTGCTGCGAAGAAAGGATTTTTCAAGTTCGATCATGAATTCTTCGTTAGTCATTTCTTTTCACCTCCTTTTTTGATTAGTCCATTTTCTTTCTGGAGTATTTAACCAGTCAAGAATTGCTCTTTGTACATTGTGACAGTTTCCTCTGAACCTAATATCCAATTGGTGAGTGGGAGAGAAACATACCCACCTTGTGTTGTCACCTAGACATAGAAGACCCTTGATAAAGGCAATCATACTTTCTTCGTCTAGACATAGTTCCATGTTCATCCTTTTTCCTCCAAAAACCTGCCTGTTGCCACTAGGGCAACAAGCAGATTGTTTAAATTTTAAACGATCTTACCGACGAGCCACATATTTGGAGACAGTATTCTGATCTCCATACTCATCGTCTTTACGAACTCCGACGATTAGCCAGCCTTCGAGACCCACAAGGTCATCGGTCCAAGAGAATGGTTTGGAATAGTCGATTCCGAAGGCACCTGCGAACTGCTTGAATTTGTAAAGTGCGCGCTGAGCGCTCTTTGGATCAAGTTTGTCACGATCTGCGAGGTCCCAGAAGAAGTCATTGAACTCGATGACCATAGGGTCGTCAGGGACATCGAAGACTGGTTGATACCACTTTGCACCATTCTTGTCCGAGATCCCTTCTCGAACATTGATGATGCGGGCTTTTACCTCAGTTCCACGGGGCAGGACCTTTGGTTCTGGTGCATCGGCAATTTCCTTTTCCAGGTCAGTGTAGTCGACTAAAGACATAATTTTACCTCCTTTTAGTTTAGTTTTGTGTTGTTAGTTGCTTGTTACACTTTCTTGTTTCATCACCTCCTTTCATTCGAACTTTAGTGGTGGTTTATCTTGCCAGTCGAGATCTGCTTTTTTCAAAAGTTTTTTAATATCAGGCTCTTCAACTGCATCAAGTTTTCCATCGGCTTTTAGCCGAGACCGAGCGAGGTAAGTTCCCATAGAATCAATTAACATCTTTCTGCGAGGACCTCTTGGACCTTCCTCTCCGATGAGGACGTAGATTTCGTCAAACAATAGAGGTATAGTTACAACTGCCTGGCCAGTCGTATAGAAACGGTATTTTATATCTTCACGAACTATACCTGTTTTATTATCTATTGACAATACTTTTCGCATTTCCCTGAGATGACCTGTCAAGATGAAATCGCAAGGAAGGCGCATCAGTTTGCGAATGTAATTAGTCATATGCACCTTCTGTGGGTTATAGTCATGCCGATGCTGAGGTATTTCACCTGCACGACCTTTTTGAGCAAGACCGTAGTTCATCACTGCCTCTCCCCACGTAGTAGCGCTGTCAAGGCAATAGGTCCCAAAGTGGTCAAAGTAACCTATTTGGAGTCGTAGGTCGATAGTCTTCATCCATTTAGCGAATTTGTCAGGTTCAAAGGGATCTTCATCTTCCCACTGTGTGTCAGCGACTATGTCACCTTTCTCTATGTATTCACGAAGGCATTTTGTGCCGCCAGGGTCGAAGGAGTCTATATGTACAGGTTTGCGAGCAGTTCTTAACAAAAAGGTTTTTCCAGCGTTAGTTTCACCTGTAATGAGGGCGCTGAAGCGCTTTTGTAACGGATCGCCTTCGTAATATTCTTTTACCTTTTTCAGTTCATTTGTGTAGTCATAGGGCATTTAGCTTTTCCTCCTTTCTAGATATCTCTCTTTT